TATGAACCGGAAGCAGCAAAAGACCTCGCTGCTCTAGATACTCCACCGCCTGCAATTTTAGGCGCTGACGGGAAACCTTTGCGTCCTCCTACGGAAGCCCCTGCGCCTGAACCTAAAGCGCCCTTAAACATAACAAGCACAAACGATGCTATTAACATTCGTTCTAAAATAAGAGAGGAAAGAAGAAGATTAAGAAGAACAGGGGGAAACCAAGAGGTAAGAGACCTTTACGGTGTAGCAGAGGAAGAGCTTACTAATTTCATCAGAAACAATGTTTCCGATGAGGCGGCAGAAGAGCTCGCTGAAACAGACGCTATTTATTCCCAATATAAAGTGATAGAAGATGCCGTTTTCCAATCTTTTGACGACAACCTAACGGGGCAGAATGTATCACAAAGTATCAAAACGAGCACGTTAGCTACTCCGTCTCAACTAGCACGGGGGGATACAAATGAAGCAGTTCAAGAGCTTAGGAGCCTCGCGCTTCAAGGCAGAGACGTAGCAACCTACCTAAGAGACCCTGAAAGAGCCGCCTTAATAGTTAGGGGGCTTGAGCCTGAAGAAAAAGCTGAGGTTCAAGCGGAATTCTTACGTTATATAATAGCTCGTGGTAAAGAAGTTGCCCCAATAATCGAGACACCTGTTCCAGGGGTAGGCACGCAAAAAGAAATTATACCTTCTGCGGCAACTCTTAAACGGGATTTATTAGACAACCTAGACGTAATGCGCTCGTTAGGCATGAGTGATGACGAGATAAAAAGGGTAACGAACATCGCAGACACCCTTGGTAAGCTAGAAAAACCTAGCCCCGAGGCTGTGAAAAAATTGTTTGAGGACGGCCCTGCTAGTCTTTTAGAATTGGCAGCAGTGCTAGTGGGTACAGGGCAGGCGGCTTTAATTGGAGACGCTACTAATGTCGGTGGAAGCCTTGTCCTTGCCCAATTTATGGCAAATAGAGCTAGGCAACTTTTAAGCAGTTTCACTGGTGATCAAGCGGCAAAACTGATGGCAGACGCTGCTACTGACCCTGAGCTGTACAAAGTTCTGTTGCTAAAAGACATTGCACCTAGAAGGCAGCTTATCGAAGGAGCAAGGTACCTTCAGAACTATTTGTACTCCGCTCCGTTTAGTGCGTTAGGGGAACTAGAGGAAGGTGAGGAAAGACCTTTAGCCCCTGCTGATCCGCTGTTCATAGAGGACGAACAAGCTTCGGTATCTGCCCCTGCTCCAAGGCCACAGGCCCGAGGAATGTTACGAAGAATACCTACAGCGCCATCAACAAGAGGGGTTCCGGGCTTGTCAGAGGAAAGCGCACCTAGCCCTGCGGCTATCCCTACTAGCGCCGTGGCTCAAGGACCTGCCAACTCGCAAAGCAGGGAGATGATGATGCAGCTATTCCCAGAGGAACGACTAGCATAAAAAAGGCCCCTAGTTAGGGGCCTTTTCTTTATGGGCAAACTACAGTGTATGTATCGTCGTCGTTCTTACTGATGTCGCCCGGCCATAAGTAACCAAAGTCATACCCTTCGGCTAAATCAAGGTCTCGATCCCGAGCAGCTATCTTCGCGGCCTCTTCGGCTTCCACTGCCGTCTTATAGGTCCTCCAAGAAACTTTGCATCCGCACTCGTGCTTCAATGGCATGGGATAGTCCATTTTCTTTCTCCTGTATTGATTTTTAAAGAACTGTCATCTCTCAGATGACTTTGTCATTATACCACACTTTACTACTAATTGCAACCCCTCTACTTTTAACTACTTTCATAGAACGACTGGCATAAAAGGTCTCGAAGTTTTTCCCAGTCAATTTGATTCATCGTCCAACGAGCCATAGGTTCAACGTCTACACCTTGCATAAGTAGTTGTTGGCCTTGGCTCCCGTGATACAAAAGAAGCTGTCGCTCAGACCTTTTCTCCGTCCCCTTCGGATGCCACTCCACTAGGAAGTATGTCGGCAGACCCATTTTCGCGTGGCTCATCGAGAACGCTATTTGATGGGGGCTCAACCTGACTTTCTTCCCGCTCGTCACTACCTTCAGCTCCATCATCAGGTATCCCTTTTTCGGGAGACCTATCAGACAATCCGGTAGACCCAGTCCCACTCTGTTCTCCAACCTCACCATTATCGAATTCGGCAGGTTCTCCTTCAGTTTTTTGTACAGTAATCCTTCGGGACCTTTCGCCATTTTTCATCGCCTCAAGCATAGTGGGTTGATCGTCTTCTATCTCATCCTCTATCTTATCGGGGGTAACATCTAATAGCTCTTGAGGAGGTGTGCCGTACATGGCTTTGATTTCCTCTAGCTTCTTCCGCACCTCGTCTTTAGACATGCTGTCGATTGTTCCGTGACGAATTTCTTTCCGCTCGATATATATCGTGCCTAACGCTTGTCCTCGCCTGAACTCGGCAGATACCGCTGCGCCGTAGTTCCCTGCTTCTAATGCTGCATCTCTTATATGTTGAAGATCACGCATATGCCTCTGGAAGTTGGTGCCGTATTTTTCTGCTAATTCGTACCGATATTCTTTAATCGCTGCGACTACTTGAGGGTATTTTCCGGCATTAGTTAGATCGTTTGCAGTCTGTGTGGCACGTTCTTTGGGGTAACCGGCTCTAATGGCTGCTTCTTTAAGGGTGACTTTCCCCTCATCATCGCAGAGGCTCATAATAAACTTCCATTGCTGTGGAGTTACTACGCCTTTTTGATCTTTCAAAGGGGCTACATCTGCTGCGTTTATTTTCTCCATAAGCTTTTGATTCCGTGTTTTTTTGATCGGCACGGAATTAAATAGCTCAGTCATTTTCTTGCTCATCACATACTCCTGTCTTCTCTTGTGCCTCGTGAAACTGATCAACTCGGCGCATCCAGAGGTCTTTATAGCCTTGGAACTCACGCCCTGCAGTAGAGAACTCCGCAGTGCTTCCGTCTGATCGTACAGCCATTAAGACAACAGCGTTGTCTATGGTAGTGCCGTGTATTTTGTCATGAGCTAAAGCATAGGCTGCAAGTTGACAGAAATAATCCTCAATCCACTCGCGCTTCTTTGGCTTGTTGCTCTGCTTAAAGTCGATGATGGCAGGCTTGCCCCTGTAAACGCCGACCAAGTCAGTGGTCCCTGCGTACTTTTCAGGGTAGTAAAGCGAGACTTCTGACCCCCAAATCTCATTCACATTGTGAAAATAAGTGTTAATGATTTTGTACCCAAGCTCGTAACCTTTACACATCTCCCAGTTTGTCGGACGGGGTAGATTTCGGTACGCGACCATACGTTCAATGACTTCGTGCAAATAGGTACCAACTAATGACGCTTCGTTTTTAATACGCTCCGCTTCTGCTTCACCTACGCGCGCGACCCACGCATCAAGGGCACCCTTATCTCTTTTGGTAGCAGACAAAACAGTAGTCACACTCGGCAGTTTCTGCTCACCATAAATATAACGTCGGCCCTCGGGTAAATCTTGTCTCTGAAGTGAAACATATTGATACAGCTTTTTTATGGGGATTAAATCAACCAATTCTTCATCTCCTCGCCAAGCACCTCGTTGGCAATATCTATCTTAGCTCGCAAAGCCTTGACTATCTTTTCGTCAATTGTGCCAGGTACAAAAAGATCTACATAAGTGACTGACTTAGTTTGCCCAATGCGGTGAGCGCGATCCTCGGACTGCAAACGCACTTCTAGGTCGAAACTGTTACTAAAGTACACAACTGTATCCGCTGCTGTGAGCGTAAGTCCGTACCCACCTGTCCTCGGATTTCCAACAAAGAACCTGAGCTCACTGTCGAGGTCTTGGAATTCACGGACCACGCGCCTACGCTCTTCGTCGTCTGTGTCACCGTAGTATGTGCCGACTGCGTTCATGCCGTACTCTTTTGCAAGAGCAAGCTTGATGGCCTCGATGTCATGCCTGTAATTTGCCCAGATAATAACCTTGCCTGATGTCTCTTCGACCACGGACATCATTTCCGTAAGCCTATTAGTTGGAATATTTACCTCTGTCCCATCATCAAGTTTTGAGTGACCGCAGGTGATTTGGTGTAATCTCATTAGTTGAGTCAACGCATTCACAGTCGTAGTCATGCCCTGATCGAAAAGCGCCAAAGCCATCGTCTTCATGTCGTTATAAGCTTGGAGCTGTTCTGGAGTAAGCACCACTTCGCGCTTGATAAAGACCTTGGGCGGCAGATCAAGGCACTCTTCCTTAGTTATCCGATAGCTAAACACATCAAGTTTCTGCTTAAGCTCATCAAGCTTGCGGTAGCCAACTATCTTCTTAAAACTATGTGACCCCATCTGTTGCTCAACCACGATGGCATACCTTGCTCGGAAGGAGTAAAAGCTCGGCGCATCAAGGCAATCCTCTGACAGAAAAGCACATTGTTGGTAAAGATCCATCGGGCTTCGGGTGACAGGTGAACCCGTCATGATCCTTCTATACAACGCTTGTTGCCCTACTTTAAGTACATTCTTCGCACGTTTAGCGGTCGGAGTTTTTATAGTAGTGCTTTCGTCAATCGCCATAAACGACTTGGTGTACATAGCGAAACGCTTGGCGTACTCAAACCCTTTCTTCGTGGACAACGCCTCTACGTTCATGACTAATATCTTCAGGTCATCGGACACATCCCACAATCTCTCTAGCCCTACCTTCTCGGCCTTACGAGGGTTAGGTGTCCAAAGCGCCGTGCGGTGAATGATATGATCCGGCAGATGTTTAGGCAGTTCTTGATCCACCCAGTTTCTGTACACGCCCTTAGGGGCTATGATCAGAGCTGCGTTTATTTTACCCACGTCATAAAGCATAGCGATATTATTGATCACCATGAATGACTTACCTGTACCCATGTCTGCAAACAATGCAGCTACAGGCTTTTTCCAAAAACGCTCTAGGTACTTACGTTGATGATCAAAGGGCTTATTTTTAAACGCATAACGCTCGAGCCAGATGTCTTCCATTTTTTTCTCCTTTCTTTGTAAAGCGACTTGCAGCCGCTCAGAAATTCATTGTACACTACCCGCTCGCTTTTGCGAAACCCAAAAGAAAGGAGAATGAAGTGCCTAAAGTTTTTGTTGTCTCTGAAAGTCCCAAACACAATATCGCGCCCGCATTAGATTACGGCGAGATAGAAGTTGTTCTTCCTCCGTCGCAGTCTCAAATTATTTTTTCGTCCGCGCCTACCGTCTCACGGATCAAGCGCGTTCTTGAAAATTTCAGTGATGATGATTATCTTCTGTTCATAGGTGACCCTACGGCTATTGCAATATTAGCAACGGTCGCAGCAGCTAAGAATAATGGTAGATTTAAATGTTTGAAGTGGGACAAACAGGAAAGGCGTTATCTCCCGATACAGATTGATATTTTCCCACACCGAGGAGGTGATAATGATTGATTTTGAAACAGACGCTAGTGCCCTCACGATCAACGACGACGAGATTAAAGGCATAGCCGCCTTGGCGAAGCGAGCTAAAGTTTTGCAGACTGAAGTCGAAGAACTGGAAGAAGTCATCAAGGAGCGGAAGGATCAGTTTAGAAAGTTAACTGAACAAGCAATACCTGAAGCCCTTGCAGAGTCGGGGATGAAGGCGTTTATGATGGAAGACGGCTCTAAGGTAGAGCTTAAGGACTTCTACTCTGCCAGTATCTCTGCGGCCAGAAAAGCCGAGGCTTTTCAATGGCTCAGGGATCATGGGATGGATGACATTATAAAGAACACAGTCAGTGTCCGATTTGGACGTGGCGAAGACGAGCTTTGTTCTCGTCTATTAGGTCTACTTGGTACGGAAGGCTATCCAGTCGAACAAGCCGAGAAGATTGAGCCTATGACCCTGAAAGCTTGGGTTAAGGAGCAAGTAGAAAGGGGAAATGAGTTTCCCACAGAGCTGTTTGGCGCTTACATAGGTCAAAAAGCAATCATAAAATCGTAATTCGAAAATAGGAACGAGAATCATGGCTAAAGCAGAAACGACTGAAGTAGCAGTGAAAGGCAACACAGCAGTAGCGTTAAGCGTTAATTTTGAGCAAGACATTAGTGGTTTTGAGGATATGGGACAAGACGATCTTGCGCTTCCCTTTCTTCGCATCTTGACAAATATGTCGCCTGAGATTGGTGAAGTAGATGGGGCGAGTCCCGGTATGATCTACAACTCTGTAACTGGCGAGCTGTTTGACGGCAAGAAGGGCATTCAAGTTATCCCTTGTGCTTATGTCCGACAGTACATCGAATGGGCGCCACGTGGTCAAGGCAGCGGCGGTCCTGTTAACATTTATCCTGCTACGTCAGACATTTTGTCTCGCACTCATCGGGAGCCGGGAGATAACAAAGACTATCTGGATAATGGTAATTACATTGAGAATTCCGCACAACATTTTGTGATGGTTCTTGATGAAAACGGCGTACCTAGTCCGGCACTTATCGTAATGAAGTCCACTCAACTTAAGAAGAGCCGCAAGTGGAACAGCATGATGCAGTCTATAAAGATGCAAGGTGCGAATGGTCTATTTACCCCGCCAATGTTTAGTCAGATTTACAGGCTGACAATCATGAGCGAGTCTAACGACAAGGGTAAATGGCATGGTTGGGAG